ACCGAGGTGATTGGCCTGTACCGAAATTGGGAAGAGGGCGACGACACCATGACCAAAATGGACTGGGTCGTGGAGTTCAAGTTCATTCCATGGCGCGGCGCATATGCAGTTGGCCTGCCACAGCTCATAGGAGGCCTCTCAGCGGCCCTTACAGGCGCTTTGCGGGCCCTGTTGGACTCTGCCCACATCAACAACGCTGCGACGCTCCTGAAGCTCAAGGGCGGCAAGATCTCTGGCCAGTCCCAAGAGGTCGAAGTCACGCAGGTTGTGGAGATCGAGGGCGCTCCGGGCGTGGATGACGTGCGCAAAATCGCCATGCCAATGCCGTTTAACCCACCGTCGCCCGTACTTTTCGAGCTTTTGGGTTGGTTGACCAACGCCGCCAAGGGCGTGGTGACGACCGCCGAGGAAAAGATCGCCGACGTCAACAGCAATACCCCAGTTGGCACCACTCAGGCGCTGATTGAGCAAGGCGCAGCGGTTTTCAGCTCGATTCACGCTCGTTTGCACGAGTCTCAGGGCCGCGTGCTCAAGGTTTTGAGCCGAATCAACCGCTGGTATCTCGATGACATGCAGCGCGGCGAGGTTGTGGAGGATCTGGAGATCAAGCGCGAGGATTTTGCCCGCGTAACTGACGTTATTCCTGTCTCTGACCCGCACATCTTTAGCGAAACCCAGCGGATGGCCCAGACCCAAGCGGTTATGGCCGTCATGGACAAAAATCCTGAGATGTTCAACAAGAAGGTGGTGATCCAGCGCTTCTTGAAGCAGATCAAGGTGCCCGGCATCAACGAAATCATGGTGGACGTACCCTCGCCCGTCAAGATGGACGCCGCCAACGAGAACGTGGCCATGGCAATCGGCCAAGCTGCTTATGCCTACCCTGAGCAGGACCACCTCGGCCACATTCAAGCCCACTTGGACTTTGCCAAGAGTCCGATCTTTGGTGGTAACCCCATTATTGCGCCAGCCTACCTGCCTAAGTCGGTCGAGCACATCAAGCAGCACATCGTGCTTTGGTATTTGAACCGCATGACAGGCTACGTTCAGAAGGCCATGGGCCAGAAGCTGCCCGACTACGACTTGCAGAAGGACCCCAAGGCGGTGGACAAGCTGTTCGCGCTGGCCTCGCAGCACGTCGAAATGGACGCGGATCAGACCCTCAAGGGCATCATGCCTGTGATCCAGCAATTGGTTCAGGGCTTGCAACAGTTCAAGCCCCAGCCCCAGCTCTCGCCAGACGCCAAGGTTTTGCTGGACACCAGCATGGCCGAGACTCAACGCCGTGCCAAGCGCGACGAGGCCGAGATGGGTCTCAAGGACAAAGCGCTGGCCGCCAAAATCCAGATGGACATGGACAAGCTCCAGCAAGATCAACAGCGGGACATGGAAGAGATGCAGCTCAAGCTGGCAATTGCTACTGGCGACCGCGACATGAAAGAACGCATCGAAACAGCCCGCTTAACACGCGATGCGGCAAAGCTCAATTTTGAGCAGACCAAGGCTGAACCAAACCAAGGAGCTAACTATGTCAACCAGTGATCAAGAGCAAAAGAGCGTGTTGGTCCCCCAGCACAAGCGCATGGCTATGGGCGAGAAGCTCGACGGCCAAAGCATGAAGGGCGCACCTAGCACCCCAACCAAACAGTCTGGAGGTCTGTCACAAGCGAAGAAAAAATGAGAACCCTCTCTGACTTGATTGGTGGAATTAAGGCTAGTCAGGCTGAAATAGCCTCGTCCCTCGTTGCTGGTAATGCGACGAACTGGGAGTCTTACATCCGCTTGGTCGGTCACAACGCGGGCCTGCAAGAGGCCCTTGAAATCCTAAACAACCTGATGAAAGAAGATAAAGATGAGTAACCCGGTAGCTTCTAACGAAGCTGAGATGGCTTGGGCATTTCCGAGCGTAGATCCCGGTGCAAAACCTCTAGGTGGACGTATTTTGGTACAACTCCGCCGTACAAAAAAGGCAACAACTGCATCTGGAATTATTTTGGTCGAAGAGACCAAAGAAACCGAAAAGTGGCAAAACATGGTGGCCAAGGTCATTGAGATTGGTCCACTGGCGTACAAGCACCGCGACACGATGGCTGCATGGCCTGAAGGTAGCTGGGCTGATGTCGGTGACTTTATCCGCGTTCCCAAGTGGGGCGGTGATCGTTGGGAGGTACACGTTCCCGGTGAAGACGAGAACGAAGACTCCGCCTTGTTTATGGTCCTGAACGATCACGAGGTGATTGCGAAGCTGACCGGTGACCCACTCTCCATGAGGGCATTCCTATGAGCACTGAAGCCAAAGAAAAAATTGATGACCTTAACGTCGTTGAGGAAAAGGACGGTTCCGTCACGGTTGACTTGCCAGACCACATGGTTGACAAGAACGCCGAAGATGGCGACGACGAGCCAAGTTCTCATCAGGACAACGACGGTGATGTTGACCACCCGGACGATACTGAAGCTGTACGCGAGGCCCGACGCAATCGTCGCCGCGCCAAAAAAGAGTACATCAAGCGCACCAATGAGGAGAAGGACCAGCGCCTTGGCCTCTTGCAGCGTCAAAATCAGGATCTGATGGAGCGACTGTCAGTCGTGGAGCGCAAGACCCACGGCGCAGATCTGGCCCGCTACGAAAAGGCCATGGAGGACGAAGAGTACAACCTTCGGTACGCCCAGCAGAAGATGCAGGAAGCGACCGATAACTCCGACGGCGCAGCTTTTACCAAGGCCCAAGAGCTTTGGTACAACAGCCGCCGCAAACTGGAGGCCATGCACAGCTACAAGGAGCAAGCAGCCCGCGCCAGCTCAACAGAGTCAGCGCCTGCAAACCCCAAACTGGTTCGCTTGGCCAATAACTGGATGGAGAAAAACTCGTGGTATGACCCAGAGGCTGGCGACGAGGATACTCAGATCGCCAAAGTTATCGATAACCGTTTGGTTGCCGAGGGTTGGGACCCTGCTTCCCAAGACTATTGGGACGAACTTGACAACCGCTTGCAAAAGCGCCTACCACACCGTTATACTAGAAACACTGACGAGCCTTCCAGAAGGAGCCCCCGAAGTGTTGTTACAGGATCGAGTCGTGAATCATCTAGTCGCGGAAGCGGCAACCAATTTGTTTTGGAACCTGAACAGGTCAGAGCAATGAAGGATGCTGGCTTTTGGGACGACGCCGAAAAGCGTAACAGGATGATCAAACGATACGCTATTGAAGCACGCAATAAAAGGAGCTAAACATTATGGATTCTCGTCTCAAAAAAACCCTCAACGCAGGTGGCCGTGAAAGCAGATCTTCACAAGATTTATCACGAGCCGCCCCAGAAGAGGCGTTCATCTCAAAGCAGGAACGTCGCAAGATGTGGAGCGATGAGTGGACACAAAGTGCGCTGCCAAAGGTCCCGGATCTTCCGGGATGGCATCTTTGCTGGTTATCAACCACCAATGGCTACGACAGTATCGATAAGCGGATGCGACTGGGTTATGTTCCCGTGAAAGCGGACGAATTTCCCGGCTTCGACAATTTTCGCGTAAAGGCTGGCGAGGACATCGGTTTTATCGCGTGCAATGAAATGCGCCTGTATAAACTTCCAATGGACGTTTATCAGGAGGTCATGACTCAAATGCACCATGATGCTCCAAACGAGGAGTCGGACAAAGTCCGAGTTCAAGTTGAACAGCTTCAAGGAAACCGCGATAGCTCAGACAAAAGTCTGGGAAGCGTTGAAGGCGAAGGCTTTGGCAATCTTGACCGAAAAGTTAAAACACCCGTGTTTTACGGGTAATGACTTAACAAAAGGAGTTAATTATGAGTGCAACCTCTGCTCCGTTCGGCTTGCGTCCTTCGTTCCACCCTTCGGGTCTGGATCGCGCTGTGGCGCTCGCTGGCGGTATCGCTTCCGCTTACAACACCGGTATTCTCAAGGGTCAACCTGTTGCCCTTAACACATCTGGAAACATCATTGCAGCTACTGCTGGCAGTGCCTACCAAGGCGCTTTTGCTGGCCATGAGTTCACTGATGTAACTGGCCGTCGTTTGGTCAGCAATCAGTGGGTGGCTAACACCGCCTATCAAGCTGGTTCTGAAGTGACCTACTACTACTCTGACCCAAATATCGTTTACGACATTCAGGCAAATGGTAGCTTGGCACAAAGCGCCATCGGCGATCAAGCCGACTTCGCAAGCATCACCGCCGGTTCTACAACCACGGGCTTGTCGCAGTGCATGATCTCGACCAGCTTGGCAGGTTCGGGCGCGGTCGGTGATATGCGTATCATCGGTTTGTCTAACGGCGTTGACAACGCTTTTGGTGATGCGTTCACTGTGGTGCAGGTTCAAGTGAGCCGCAGCCAGTACGTCGCTACCATTAACGCTATCTAAGGAGCAATAAAATGGCAGCACCAATGCGCAGTACGGACTTCCGTTCCATCGTTGAGCCAATTCTCAACGAATGTTTTGACGGAGTCTATGATCAACGTACCGACGAATGGTCGCGGGTTTTCCGCGAACAAGACGGTATTCCACGCAACTACCACGAAGAGCCAGTTCTGTACGGCTTTGGCGCGGCACCGCAGTTGCCTGACGGCACTCCAGTGACGTACCAACAGGGTGGCGTGCTTTTCCTCCAGCGCTATGTCTACAACGTGTTTGGCCTTGCCTTCGCGCTGACAAAAGTTCTGGTTGAAGACGGCGACCACATCCGTATCGGTCAGGTCTATGCTCGTCACTTGGCTCAGTCTCTCATCGAGACAAAAGAGACCCTGTGCGCGAACATTCTGAATCGTGCGTTTAACAGCAGCTTTCCCGGCGGCGACGGCGTGTCTTTGATTAACACAGCCCACCCAATCGTGAACGGTACTTTCAGCAATCAGTTGGCCACTGCGGCTAACCTGAGCCAGACTTCTCTGGAACAGATGCTGATCCAAATCCGTCAAGCTGTGGACAACAACGGCAAGAAGATTCGTCTGGTTCCCCGCCAATTGGTGGTGGCCCCCGGCAACGTCTTCCAAGCTGAAGTTCTGCTGAAGAGCGTTCTGCGTTCTGGCACGGCAAACAACGACCTGAACCCTGTCAAGTCTATCGGCTTGCTGGACGAAGGCGCTGCTGTGATCAGCCGCCTGACTAGCTCCACCGCGTTCTTTGTCCAGACCGATGCACCCGAGGGCATGAAGCTCTTGATGCGTCGCAAGTTGGAAAAGACCATGGAAGGCGACTTTGAGACCGACTCTATGCGCTACAAGGCCACCGAGCGTTACATCCCCGGATTCACCGATCCGCGTGCAATGTACGGTACACCCGGCGTGTAAAGTAACAGGGGCTGGTGTAAAAGCCAGCCCTTTTTTTTAATCTGATCAAGCTTTTCAAGGAGAAGATCAAATGCCTCAATTTTCAGACGACCTATTTTTAGGCTCCGCTGTCACCACTCAGGGTGCGGACGCCTACCCCGCTGTTTCTACTTTTACAGGCTCAATTGCTACCACCACGCTGACCGTCACGGCAATGCTGTCGGGCGACCCAATTATTTTGGGTATGTTTATTGACAGCTCAACTTCGCTGACCAATGGAACCTACATCACGGCGTTCGGTACTGGCGCAGGTGGCGTTGGTACCTACACCGTAAGTGCGTCGCAGACTGTTGCAAGCTCCACCATCGTTGGTTCTGGCAATGCTTTGTTGCAAAACCCGTCTTCAATGAGCGTGGGTGTTGGCCCGTTGGGTCGTGTCTATATTTGGGACGCTGTACCACAAGCAAAGTTGACAAACAACATTGTTGCGGCTGTTATTACAACTGCCACCACGCTTACGCTTGCCGCAGGTGCTGGAGTTACATCTACAACACTCACAAACGGTGCTACCGTACTGCAATTGGACTGCCCAAGGGCTGTGGCCACCACCACAGGCGCTGGCAGCCCAACCACTGTCAACATTACCGTTTCAGGCTACGACTACTACGGTCAAGCCATGAGTGAGGTGATTGCAACAGGAACGGTGGCATCAACAACTGTCAATGGTAAAAAAGCCTTTTACCAAATTTCCAGCGTTGTTTCTTCTGGCGCAAGCGTGGTAACCGTTGCGGTGGGTACAACCGACATCTTGGGTGCGCCATTGCGCATCACTGACAGGGGCTACGTTGCCCGCGTTGGCTGGGACAATACCTTGGCTGAAGATGCTGGGACTATGACTGTTGCCGCCACTGCTACAGCAACCACCACTACTGGTGATGTGCGAGGCACTTACCTCCCATCTTCGGCGGCGGACGGTGTTAAGCGTCTTGTGATGGGTATAGCCCTGCCAGCAATTGCGGCAGGCCCGAATGCAACCCGTATTGGCGCTCTTGGCGTCACACAGGCATAAGGAGAAAATCATGGGTCAATTCAAACCAATGGTCAAAATGGAGACCACTGAGCCTTCAGTTGAACTGAAGCTCAAAAAAGGCGGCAAGGTGGCCAAGAAGGCTGACGGCGGCATGATGGGTTCGCCCATGAGCGCCGCTGGCGCTATGCCTCCTGCCATGCCCGCACGCGGCGGCATGCCCGGTGGCATGGCCCCTATGAAGCCGTCGCTGGCCATGCGCCGTCGTGCCATGAAGGGCATGCCATCAGGCGCTGGCCCAGCAGGCCCTGTAGGCGCTGGCGCTCGCATGATGCCCCCTATGGCCCCACCGGCCATGAAAAAGGGCGGCAAGGCTGATATGGGCCAAGACAAGGCCATGATCAAAAAGGCTTTCAAGCAGCACGATATGCAAGAGCATAAGGGCGGCAAAGGCACTTCGCTCAAGCTCAAGCACGGCGGCAAGATGGCCACTGGCGGCGTGGTTAACGGCCAAGGCGGCTTTGCTACTGGCGGTGTCGTTAAAGGCCAAGGCGGCTACGCCACTGGTGGCGTCACTAAGTCAAACGGCGGCGGCTACAAAGAAGGTGGCATGACCATGGTCGAAAAGGGTGGGAAGATGGTTCCTGACTTTGCGGCTGACGGCAAAGGCAAGATGAGAAAAGGCGGCAAGATTAAAGGCATGATGGGCGGCGGCATGGCTGGCAACGGCATGATGGGCGGCGGCATGATGGGTGGCGGCATGATGAACAACGGCATGATGGATGATGGCATGTCTCCTGCCGCTGCTTACAAAAAAGGCGGTTCCACAAAAAAAGCCTACGCGGCGGGCGGAACTGTTAATTCAGGTCGTCCCGTCGCGATGCCACAGGGCCGCAAACCCGCCTCAAAACCTGTAGCTATCAACGAACTCGCTGGTACTTACAAAAAAGGCGGGCGTGTGGCTCCCGGCAACCGTGTGCTGCAATCGGTTTTTAACAAAGAAAACGCTACAGCCATGCGTCAAGCAAAAGCTATGACCAATGAGAAGTACGGCCCCGCCAGCAAGATGAAACTTGCAGAGGGCGGCGATGTGGACCTCTCCAAGGGTGCATACGACAAGGCAATTGGACCTGACGCTGACGACATGGACATGGCCAAAACGATTCGTGGCATCCCCGGAAAATTGTTCCGTGGTGTTAAGAGTCTGATGCCTCAAGGCAGCGTTACTGAGGCAGAGCGTAGAGCTATGCTGAATGCAACAAAACCTTCTGGCAGCGTTACAAAAACCAAAGAGTCAGTCACGGTGTCACCTGCCAAAAAGCGCGGCGGATCTGTAAAGTGTTGAAAACGAGTGGGGGCTTCGGCCCCTGCTTTTTATTGGAGATTAAAAAATGGGAACTTACTCTTCCGCAACGCGCCAAGGCGCATATGAGCCGTTTGAATTGCAAGTAGCCCGTGGGCAAGTTGATGGTCACAACACCTTATATAAATTTGGCATTAACAGTGATGTTGGCACGAGTCCTGAAACAGTTTGGTCGCAAGGTGGTTTATATGTGTACCTCGCCTCTGCCACTGTAATGAAAATTTCTAGTTCAAGCGCAGACGATTCTTCCGCTGGAACTGGCGCAAGAACAATTGCTATTTTTGGTCTTGATGCAAATTACAACGAAATTAGCGAGTCTGTCCTTTTAAATGGGCAAACAGCAGTTAACACTGGCAATAGTTACTTGCGCATTACTCGTATGTTTGTGACTACAGCAGGCTCTAGTGAAACTGCCGCAGGTACTATCTACGCGGGTACAGGCAGTGTTACTTCTGGTGTGCCTGCAGCCATCTATGGCTTGATTAGTTTAGGCGCAAACCAATCACTAATGGCGTTTTGGACTGTCCCAGCAGGATACACTTTTTATTTGCTTGGTTTATTCCTTACATCTGGGAACACAGGCGCTAATACATTCACATTTTTCCAGGTTTTTCAGCGTCAAGTTGGAGGCGTGTTTAGATTGCAATCTTCTGCACGAATTTCTGCTAGTGGTAATTCTCAAGTTCCCTTGAACCCTCCTCTTTCTTTTGTTGAAAAGACAGACCTCCAAATAAGGGCATTTTCTTCTTCTGGCGCGTCAAATGTGTCTGCTGAATTTGAAGGCATCTACATTAAGAACCCTGACTAATCATGCCAAGCAAGTCACCTGCTCAACACCGCATGATGGAGGCGGTTGCACATAATCCTGCGTTTGCCAAGAAGGTTGGCATCCCGGTAAAGGTGGGAAAAGAGTTTTCGGCGGCTGACAAAAAGAAGATGGCCAAAGGCGGGGGCGTGAATGCCGCTGGCAACTACACCAAACCAAACCTTCGCAAGCGTATTTTTAACAGCGTCAAAGCCGCTGCTGTGCAAGGCACCGGCGCAGGACAGTGGAGCGCAAGGAAGGCCCAGCTAGTTGCCAAACGATATAAAGACGCAGGGGGTTCTTATCGTGATTAAGACTTGTTTAAAATGTAGTGCTGAAAAGCCGATTGAAGACTTCTACAAGTTTTTTGATAAGTGGTCGGGCAATTACTATCCAAGCGCACGTTGCAAGCCCTGCCACCAGCAGTACAGACGCGAAAGCCCTACTACGCCGCGCAACCGTAAAGCTGAAAAATTGCAGCTTAGGTACGGTCTGACTTACGAGCAGTGGGAACAAATGCGCGAAAATGAAGGGCACGCTTGCATGATCTGCGGGATAACCGAAATGGAAATTGACAAAAAACTGGATGTAGATCATTGTCACAGCAGTGGAAAAGCTCGCGGTATTTTGTGTAATCCGTGCAACAACATGCTCGGCCACGCTAAAGACAATATTGCGGTGTTACGTGCAGCGGCAGATTATCTTGAAAAAAACGCTGACGGGTATAAGGGCTATCGTGATTAAAAGCCCCCAGCAATCATTGAAGACTTGGGGAGAACAAAAATGGAAAACCAAGAGTGGTAAAAAATCTTCTGACACGGGTGAGCGTTATCTTCCAGAGGCTGCAATCAACAGCCTCAGCCCTGCTGAGTACGCTGCGACGACCAAAGCCAAGCGAGCAGGAAAAGCCGCAGGCAAACAATTTGTAGCGCAGCCTAAAAAAATTGCGCAGAAAACAGCTAAGTACAGGTTTTAATTATGGCAAAAAACAATCCAGCATTGGCAAAATCTTTAAAACAAGCTGGGTTTTACGAGGCTAGTAAACCCAAGCGGCTGAGTATTATCAACAAGGTCACGACCAAGCCGCAGCGCATAGAGATGGTCGATAAGTTGTTTTTAGACAAAAAATTAAAGGGCGGCGGTGTTTCTCTTGCTATTGGACGGGGTGAAAAGCTCCCAGTGTCCAAGGGCGCTGGCCTGACTGCAAAGGGTCGGGCAAAGTACAATGCCGCCACGGGCAGCAACCTGAAGGCACCCCAGCCACAAGGGGGTTCACGCAAGGACTCTTTTTGCGCACGCATGTCAGGCGTGCCGGGTCCCATGAAAGATGAAAAAGGTAGACCTACTCGGAAAGCCGCTGCTCTCTCTAGATGGAAATGCTGACATGGCAAGGAGGCAACAATGGCATATTCAGGCTCCGTAGGCACCACCGTAGTAACGGTCCAAACGCTGATTGATCACGGGGCGCGTCGTTGCGGAAAATTAGCCGAGGAGTTGACGTCTGAACAGGTTCTGAGCGCCCGTGAGTCGTTGTTCTTTCTGCTGTCCAACCTGATCAACATTGGCATCCAGTATTGGGCCATCAACAAGAAGGTTTACGGCTTCACTCCTGACAAAGCAACGTATTTGCTGCCCCTTGGTGGCAACGACGTTTTAAACGCCTTGTACCGCTATATGAACCGTCCTGACGGCAGCTACACGACTTCTGCCGGAGGAACCGTTGGCAACGTCTATGACGGCGACGTAGACACCGTCTGCACCCAGACTTCGGCCAATGGCAATATTGCTGTTAATTTTGGCCCGTCCAACCCAATTTTTATTGGTTCCATTGGGTTTCTGCCTGCCTCCAGCGGAACTAAATCATTCATCCTTGAATACTCGCTTGACAACGTAACTTGGGCAACCTTGGTTGATCTTGGGTCCATCACCGTGGTTGATAACGAGTGGGTCTGGACAGACATTGCCAACGGTCAAACCGTGCCGTACTACCGCATCCGGGCATACAGCGGGACTACCCTGAGCCTGCGTGAATTGTATTTTGGCAACAACAGCACCGAAATCACCATGTCGCGTTTGAACCGCGACGACTACACCAACCTGCCAAACAAGAATTTCACAGCCAACCAGCCGTTTCAATTTTGGTTTAATCGCACCATTCCCCAGAGCGAAATTGTGCTTTGGCCAACGCCACAGAACGCCTTCTACCAGATGACCATTTGGTACTCGCGTCAAATCATGGACGTTGGCGACCTGTATGGTGAGTTGGAGGTGCCGCAACGTTGGTACGAGGCTGTAATCATGATGTTGTCCCACCGGATGAGCCTTGAGCTTCCCGGCGTGGAAATGGCTCGCGTGCAGTACCTTGAAGGTCAGGCATCAAAGTACCTTGGCATGGTGGAAGAGGAAGAGCGCGACAAGTCGCCAATCTACTTTGCTCCAAATATTTCCGTCTACACAAGGTGAGCAATGGCCATCTTTCTAGACACTCTCGGATACTCTGACATTGCGATTGCGGTGTGCGACCGCTGCAAGATGAAGCGTCCGCATTCTGTGATGCGCAACGATCCAAACTTGCCGGGTCTTAGGGTATGCAATGAGGGTTGTGCTGATGAGCTTGACCCGTACCGATTGCCTGCTCGCAAAACCGAAAGGATAACGATTCGGTTTCCACGGCCCGACCTCCCGCTTAATGCTGGCGACAACTATCTGATTACGGGCGGCGAGACCAACGTGTTTCAGATCTCGACTGAGGGTAATACCCAAACTCCAACATCTACCGGGAACAGGGACACTATTGCCCCAAATCCACCAGACAATACGAGTACATAATGTCCGCACAAGTAACCATCCTCCAACTGCCAGCCGCTGGTGCTATCACAGGCACTGAGGCGGTTCCTATTGTCCAAAATGGCGTTACGGTGCAGACGACTGCGGCTGCAATTTCTGCATCCCCGTCGCAGCCTTACACGTACCTGACCGTCAGCCAGACGCCCCAATTGGCCAACAGCCGCTATGTTGGCGCGACCTT